GTGGGTTCTTCAGGCCCAACGCTCACTCGTATAAGTAATGTCGACTCAAATGAGTATTATTAAATAACTACTATGATTGTAAATTAATTGCGGGAGGTACGCTCCTGCAATTTTGTCGCAATGAATTGCTCCCTAAGTTTAGCTATAGTGTCGCCATCAAACTGTTGGTCATTAAGCTTAAGGCGCGCTTCTATAGTGGTAGAGCTTTCAAGACGAGGTTTGATTGGAAATTCGGAGCGCTCGGGTTTCTCCCACTCTTTTTCCTCATCAAAATAATGAGGTATCGTAGGCAACGTCTCAACTACATTGTTGGGCAAAGTAGTAGATCTCGAAAAACCAGAGAATACATTGCCGTTAACTTGTGTGAGAATTATCTGTGCGTACAAAGAGTTTGTCACGGAGCCGGCAAACCATTCATTGAATCTGAGTCCAATAGCGCGCTGATTGATATTGTTAATATAAACAACGGCTGTGCATTGTGCTGGCAAAGTGAGGCCAACACTCACTGTATCTCGAAGCTGGGCAGATGAAAAACCGGTTGTAGAGGGCTGACAGAGAACTCCAAAAATTGAGCCTGTGGTCCCTGCTCCCGTGATTGGGTTATACTCGACCAATGATATATCAGCACCCGGAAAATTGACAGAAGTTGACCAACCAGCGGTAGGACGAACACTAAACCGCATTTCAAAAAAGCCAGACTTAACCCAATCAGGAAACATAAGGAAAGTGTCGCCGGTACCATTGACAATGATGTTACTGCCAAGCGTGCTAGTAGAGCGGCGCACCCACCCACCAGTCGGGCCGGCGGATGAAGAATAACCGTTTGGCCTGGATCCAGCTGAAAAATTGAGCGGCCCTATGGTGTGGATATCTTGGGGCAATGAAAGGTTGAGACCCGCGTCGAAAATAGGCTGATCGAACGCAATTTCGTAACTTATCCAGAGAGCACCAATTATAGACCCTTCATCAGCCGCTGCCTGGCCCTCAGTGCAAACGTGGAGCCGTCCCCACGTATTGAGACGCTGCTCAACAGAGGTATCTCCTAATGCAATTGAGACATTCTTTTCAGCACCTCCAACGGTTTGTTTGGGATCACACTCGATCGCGTGCATACAATACATGTGCGGAGCACAAGCGACGGCCATTTCATTGTTCTGTGCCTGGGCGATGGTTTCGAACGGGGGTTTCTCAACATTATACTGTGTAGATAGTACAACAACACCCCGTGCCAAAGTTGAGGCTTGGCCGATGCGGGGTTGATATTCCACAACCATGCCCATGATTTGGTACAATTCGAAAGCAGGAGCCAAACCCGACAACCATGGAAACAAGTTGCGATTTGCAGGGGATATGTCATATGTAGTTCTGCGAAAAGAAGAAGTTGCAATGACATCTCCAACGTACTCACGTTTTCGCATAACAAACTTTCGCCCCAAATTGTGAATGTATGGCGGTGATGCTGAAATCAAAGAGTTGCGATCTGGAACATCACCAGCCACAGAGTTACCTGAATCCACATGACTCTGTGCTATACTATAATCACCACTACCGAATAATGAACCGAGCTTAGACCCCAACCAACCCCCGACTGATCTGAGGGCACCTGTGACGGGACCCTTCAATGCATTACCAACTGCATTGACAGCGTCGTCAGCATAATCGCCTCTTCCCTTAAAGCCAGGGGTAGTGGGGCGTGTGATTAGGCGCTTGACAGCTTTGTTCATTTTCTTCTCTTGCTTCTCTTCCTTCTCCATGGCCTTGGCTTGTTTCTTAACAACCTTGGCGAGCTTCGGCCCCGGATTAGGTTCAATCCCCTCAGTAGTCAAATCTTCTTTGAACTGGTTGGTGTCTGAACGAAGACGTTTTGGCCCCCGTTTAGTTTCATAAATATATGGCGAATCCCTGAAACAGGTGTCAGTCCAAACGGAGAATTCTGATTCACGGCACTGGGTAAATGGATGAGGGTCACCATCAGGGTCATCACAAATTACCAAATTAAACCACATGCCCTTATGGTTAGATAGTAAACTACTAATTCGGAGATAGAAATACGCAGAGCACTTATAATCATTAACATCAAGTGTGGTGAACAGAGAAGATAAGGACTGTAACACAGTGCGTTCGCTGTCGAATAAAGGGGTTTTGGATGTAATATTACCAACACCATTAATAAATATCTCACGCGTGAACTCAAAAGCATTAAACCGCTTCGAGTCCAAGACTAACTGTAAGCCTGGGGATTGTTTAACAATGGGTGGGTGTAGGAATTTCTGCACCGCCTGTAAGCGGGCGGGCGAGAATTTGAGAAAATTTGTTTCCTTTGGATTCTTCAAGTCCTGGCTAGAAACCGCCGTAATATTTAAATTGTTGTTGTTAGAAGACATAAATATTTACTTTGTTGCATGCGTGTGGGTTCGCAGTTTTATCCGGTAGGCAACATACATTCGGCTGTCCAGGCCAAAGAGGTACAAAGGAATTATGGATGTGCAGTTACTTCCGAGCCCAGACTCTGGGACCACCAGTAGTGATCTCCGAATGGAAATCCTGTACTTTATGATTGAACCATCTTGTTTCGCTATCTATCAATAATAGTCTTGATAGATTCATCATTTTATGGTCAAGAGTGGCCCAAGTGTCAGGGGTTGGTTCGTGAGGCCTCGAGCACCACAGCTGCCAAGCTGGGCGCTCCACGACTCTATCGGTTGTATACTGATCGAAAACGCGTTTTATTTGAGGATGGAAAGAGAGGGTATTATACAAACCCTTGGCGGCGCATGCGACAAGCTCTTGGTATGGAAGTCGCAAGTGTCCGCTCGTGGGGTAGATCCCGAACTTATTCATGACATTAGCTAAAATTGGCAACATAACTATTCCATCCTTAAACGGAACAGGTCTGCTTGAGCAGAATTCTAAATCACGCCAATTGCGGCGTCTGACCAACTCTGACTTAAACCCAAATTTCAGCATCCAGCCTTGAAAATCCGTCTCTCTATCACAGGCTATCATGTT